TTGAGCAGCTACACCAGCCATAACAATAGGTTCGTATTCATTTTCTAAACCTACACTAGACAATGTTGTAGCTTCTGATGTAGGTGCAACAAATTTCTTTTTAAATGTAACATAAACTGTGTGTCCATTAGCAATACCATAAAATTGCAATGCATGTACTACATTTGGACCAACTGTATAGGTTTTAGTTCTTTCTGTTTGTGTATCATCAGTCCATACAAAAGGATTAGGTAAATCAATAAGTTCTACTGCAACACCTTTATAAGTTAAACCTGTTTGGTCTGAACCTGAAGACCAATCTGTATATTGAGATATAGCTTTTAAAGGTGCAACAATATGGTTATAAGTATCACCATCTGTTCCATATGTACCAAGTAATCTATACCCTGTACCTGATACAAGTTCTAATGTTTCGACAGCAAATAATGTAGGATATAAATTTTTAATTTGGTCAGTTACTGCGTCATAAACATTTTTACGAGGAAACGCAGGAGTTATTTTAATTAAATCACCAGCACTATGAGCTGCAGCTGTTGTACCTCTAGCACCTCTAGTAACTGTTATTTCATTAGTAACAGTATTAAGAGCAGTAGAAAACATAAGCTCTTGACCTACTTCTATGATTGCACCAGCATCTAATGAATCTTCTTCTTCAACAGAAAACATATCATTAGAATACGCAAGTGTTGTATCAGAATCAGATATACCACCAGTTAAGTAAGAATATGATTCTACGCTATCTGCTGGCTCTAGGTATTCTCTAAAGACCCTATCTACTAGGTTGCCTATTGTGTCACTCACAATGACTCCTAACTTTGTTTAAATATAAGTTGTATGTTTCGGTCTGCTGCTTCAGTTGAGCCAGATGATACTCTAATAAATCCAGCAGTAGCAAAAGCCCAACCACTAGGGTCAACTCTTACAACATCACCAGCTGTAACTGTATAAGTTACTTCAGTACCATCAGTTTCTACTACATCTACCCAAGTACTTCCATCAAATGAAAAGTCAAATGTTATGGCTGTACCTGTCATAGTTGCTGGAAATACTATACCAGATAGTAATAAACCATCTGTTTGTACACCAGTAGAATTAACTGCGTCTTCTGAAATGTCGATTAAAACTTGTTTTGATATTTGCATATTGTCCTTACTATAGCAGAAGAAATGGGAGGAAGGTGGATTCCCCCCAAATCTTCAATATTTTTACTAAGCTACGTCAGTAATCTTCAAGTGATATGAAGGAGGACCAAAGTCATATCCCATTTCCATGTAGATAGCTTTAGATACTCTTGCATAATCATCTTGGTCAATATCTCTTACGAATACTGTTCCATAACCAGGAATGTTTGTAAATACTGGTTGTATGAAAGCAAAATCCAAAATGAAAGCAGTATTTGCAGGAATGATATTAGGGTCAACGACCATAAGACCAATTGAACCAAATGGGGTTACAATTGTGTCAATATCAATACCAGCGATACTTCTATCTCTTGGAAGAATTGCTCCAGTAATACCAACGTTACCTTCTAAGAGTTCTTTGTTAAGGTCCAATAATTGTTTTGGACTTACGCAGAGAACTGGAGATTGCATTGGTGCGTGTGCATCATACAATCTTTTAAGGGAATTAGCTATAGCATCCCAAGAAATAACTTGGTCTGTTCCAGAACCATCTCCAGCTGTATCGTTGTAGTATACGTTACCACCAACGAATGTTGGAGCTGTGTCATTATCAGCGTTAGCATTTAATGCACAATATTCAGAAAGACCTCTCATTTCTCTAGTACCTGAACCTGGAGTTACATTAGCTCCATCAGCAAAAGTACCATTGAATGCGAACCATTCTACTTCTCTAGCTACTTTTTCAAGAGCTAAAGCCATTTGCTCTGCAAATTCATCAACAATTGGATTAGAACCAGCTAATGCTAATTTATCAGCAGCTGTTACTGTTCCATCACCATCAGATGAATTAACAATGTTAGCACTTAAATCAAAAGGATTTTGGTGCTGAAATGTTGCCATTGCTGTATAGGTCATCTTTACACCTTTGTGGAAGACCTGTGTCACACCAGTGTACGAAACTCTATCTCTTCCAAGATATTCAGTTGGTTGCGCACCTTCTTGGCCTTTTGTTGGCTCAGAAGAAACTGTATGACTATCAGCAGCTTGGATTTGCCAGAAAGTAGATTGTAAAACCTTACCTCCGTTTAATCCTCCTGTTGCTGATAAGAAAGGAGTTCTTTGACCACCTACACGGAATAGCTCCCCAGAAAAGTTATTAACGTTCTGGGAGTAAATTGCGTTATTTGTCAAGCTTATGCTTGCCATAATTACACCTCCGTATGTGTCGTATTAAATTAAACTATTACTTTTTTTCTTGTTCCATAAGCCCTAGTTTTGCTGCCATACTTTGTTTGACAGTACCATTCTTCATGATATTAGCTAGTTGCTCATCAACATTTCGAGGAACTTCTGATACAGAATTTGCATCAAGTGCAGCCACTCTAGCTCTAGCATCATCTTGTACCACTGGTTCAGGTGCAGGTTGTGTTATTTCCTCTACCTGTCCTGTAGGTTCAAAACCATACTCGTCTTTAGCAAACTGTGAAATGGACTCTAAATCAACTGGTCCATCATACACTTGTTTTAACGCCTTACCGAAACCTTTGTCAGTAGACAAACCTAACTTACCAAAAACATTATTAATTTCTTTATCTTTAAAAGAAGCTAACTCTGCTTCAAGTTTTTTGATAGTTTCATCTTTTCTATCAATTGTTTCTCTCATTTGTTTTACACCATGTTCTTGCGGTGCATCAAATTCTTCCATTAGTACCTCCACTATGTGTTAACCTATCAGACAAGACCATAGGCATCTTGCCGTGGTGCTACCTATAACACTTGACTTTAACTCTGGTAGCTGCAAGCTATAAGTCCATTACTCTACGGTTTTAATACGAGCTTTCTACGTAGGCTTTGAAAGCTGAGTGCAGGTCTATTTGTAGCGGACCACGCAACGCATATGTATATTATACACTAATCTGCTATAAGTCCAGTAATTTCGTCACCTTTTTTAGCAGCACCTAATGTAATACCTTGTTTAGATTGAAGTTCTGCTTGTACACGTTGTATACGTTTCTGAGCTTCTACATCGCCTAATGCAGCTTCTTCAAGTGTTTCTAACTCTAAATCTCTACCAATTGTTGTAGCTTGTTGCATAACAGTACCAGCAGTTTCATACAAACTTCTAGCTTGTTGTTGTGTTAAACCAAGATTTTTAAGTTCTTGAAATCTAGCAAATGATGTACTAAATCCTCTTGATGCAGCCTCAGCTTGTAATTGTATAGTCGCTATTTCACCAGCTAATACTTTATCTTGTATTTTAGGATTAATTAATGAAGCAAATATTGTAGGTTGGTCAACATTAATGTTATATCTTTCTCTAAATAATGTTTCTACTTCAGGTATTTGATTAACTACACCAGAATATACAACATCTACACGTTGTTGAAACTCAGCACCAGATACTTCTCCAGTAATCATTTCTTTAAAATCATCTTCAAAATCTGTGTAATCTTGTATTCCTACTTCACCTAATGTTTGTTTGTAGGTAGCTATTGTAGATTCTGCTGATAGTTCATCCATTATTAAAGAACCATCTTCACGTTCTAAATATCCGTAATTATCTTTCCATTCTTTAGTTTGTCTAGTAGCACCTAAAGCAATATTAGGGTCACCTGATTTAACCCAGTTTTTAGCAAATTGCTCTATAACTTTTGGAGGTAAAAACGAATACATAGCTTTTGCAAGGTCTTTACCTTCTGATACAGTTCTACCTGATTCAGCATCTCCACCAAAGTTTTGTCCACCTGCAGAAAATGATGCAGCTTGTGCTTCAGCGTATTTAGTTGTATAACCAACTTTAGCTAGTTCTTTTGCTTCATCATCAGATACTTCATAACCTTCAAGAAAATCTTTTCTGTATACTCTAACCATTATCTACCTTCCACATATGCAGTACTTGATACTACACCACTACCAAATGTTGACATCATTGCTCTAGTCAAATCATCTTTTGTTTTTTGATAACCACGTTCTAAACCTATTTCACGTAAATATTCTTGTTCTTTAGATGTATCATTCATACGAATAATTGAGTCTAACAATGGGTCATCTTCTTTTAATTCTATACCTAAAACATTTTTTGCAACTTGTTTTTTAGACTGTACAATAAAGTTCCAATCAACATCTTCATCATACATATTGTATAACGAGTATCTTTGTTTTTTTAACTTACTTGCAAATACATCTGCATAATCTGCATCAGCTCTAATCTTTCCAGCTTCAGCTGCAATATTAACTGTATCATGTAGGTATGAAGGTAAATACTGGTCTAATAAATCTTGTACAGTTTTTTCTTTAGCACTTGTAACACTAACTTCTCCACCTTCAAGTATTGTTTTAAATGTTGCATTTAAGTTTTGTGCATTTAATGAGTAAGGGTCAGTTGCACCAGCTATTTGCCTATTAGCTTCTGATAAACTCATTGCACCTTTAGCTACGCTATCAGCTAACCAATCAATAGCAGCTTCTGGTATAGAACCACCTGATGCTTCTACAATTGTTGTAAGATAATTTTTATTTTCATTTTTTGTATTTTGAAAACCAATAGGGTCAGTCTTAGCCATTTCTTGTGCATCAAGCATTTCTTGAGATAATTCAAGTCTTGATAATATATCTCCATATGCTGGTGTACCTTTAAACTGCGTTACAGCTGCATCAATATCTCCATCTAATGTTGCTGATATAGCAGCTATTTGAGATAAATATTCGTCATCAGTCCACAATGCTGTAGTAGCACCATATGTTTCAACTAAGTTTTGTGTTGATGTAAAAAAGTCACCTAGTATATCTGCAGCATCATCAGCTATTGCAGGAGTAATTTGTCCTACTGCAAGAGGTACACTAACCAATCTATCGTTCTTATAAAAACCTGCATTAAATGTTTTACTATCTGTTGTATAAATACCAGCTTTAGCAATTGCATCTTTTTCAGCATCTCCTGTATCTACGTAATCAGTTAAGTCAGATAAAGTAGCATCTGATGGTGTATCAAATACATAAATTGTACTACCTACGTCAACTATAATTTTATATTCTTTTGTATCTGTAATGTACATTATCTGTGCTGATTTATCTGATTTAACCTTCATTAAATATTCCTTTTATTCTTTTAGCTCCTTGAACTAACCATTCATTACCATATTTACCAGTAACTTTATTTACAGCTTCATCTAATTGATAGCTAGGACTTAGTTCCATTTGGTCTGCAAATCCTTCCATACCTGCAATTAAAGCATCAATCCCTGGTTCTGGACTTCCCTGAACTACTTCTCTTCCTGCAGATAAATTCATTACAGCAGGTCCTACAGTTTGTCCTAAAAATTCTCCACCACCTTTTGCAGCTCCACGTAATACACCAGCCAATAAATTAAGTACTTCGCCTTGTACCCAACCTTTTGCTATTTTACCTAAACCTACTTTTCCTAATGCTACTTCTAATGCTTCTGATACAGGGTCTAATGCACCTGCACCTAAACGTCCTACTAAATCACCAAGCATTTTAGGATTAACACCTTTTTGTTTTGCAACAGCTTCATAATCTATACCATAAAAGTCATCTGCAAATTTCATTGCATTATCATTTGCTTTATCAATACTCATTAAAGGTTGGTTATCTATAGCACGTTTTTTATTTATTTCTTCCATAAAATTAATATTACGTGTTCTATCTTTATCTACTATTTCTTGTAAAGCAGGAGCTGTAGGAGAATTTAATTCAACAGCAGTATCATGTATCCATTCACTATGTAAAAATGCTACATCAACTTTACCTGAAACAATATCTTCTACTGGTACAAACTTTGCAGATACTGCATCATCTCCAGCTTTAGGTACAAAACTTTCATCAACTAAAAATATTTTACCGCTTACATCTACACCATCAGCAAATCTAACATCCCAATCATATCTATCCATTTTTGTAGGTAAATCAATTGTTTGTTTAATATCTGTATCTTTTAACCCTGTTTCTTCTAATGCTTCTCTAGCAACAAAATCTTCAACAGAATCAGATTCTTCTTTAAATCCACCAGGTAATGCTAGGCCTCCTTGATGAGGTCCTCTTTTACGTTCAATTAATAATACATCAAAACTATCACCATTAGGTTTTACAATGATTGCATCACCAGTAGCTTGTTTACCTGTTTTTTTATAAACAAAATCATTAGTAACTTCATTAACCTCTGGTGAAAAATCAGGATTATAATATGGGTCTTCTTTAGGATTTCTAGCCATTATCCTCCATACATAGCAGACATAATTTTATTCTGCATTTCTTTAATCTGTGAACCACGTTCCCAAGCTTCCACCTCTCCACCAAGTTCTTCTTCAAACTTAGCTTCAAATATTTCAGCTGGTGTCATAGGTTGCATTTCTTGCAAGTTACCAAAATCTAATCTTTGACCTGTAACTGTATCTACACGTCTAGGTTGTTCTGTTATTGGGTCAACGGTAAATGTAGTATCGTATGTAGGTTTAACTTTTACATCCATATTTTCTACTTCATATTTAAAACGTTCTAATTGTGTATAACTATCTGAATAACTTTGTGCTAACGCTGTTGACCAATCGCTTAATTCTTTTGGTGATGGACTTCTACCTGTATTAGCAACAAAATAAGCTTCTACCATATCATCTAGTGTTTCTTTTTTAGGAGGAAGATATTTAATTTTTTCAGCTTCTAATTCTTCTTCTAATGCAAATTTCTTTAAATCAACATTTGCTTTAGCTAGTTCTTTAACTGCATAATTAAATAAGTTTCTTTCAAAAGATACATCCATATTTTCATATTCAGTATCACTAAAAAATACAGGTTCTTCTGATAATATTTGATTTCTTAATGGTGTACCTTCAGCAGCATTAATATTTTTATCTGCCCAGTTCATAACAGTTTCAATTATTCCTCTTAATTTTTCACTGTATACACCTTTAGTTCCAGCAAAATCTTGTGGTGTAGCTATATCATTTTGTATTAAATAATTTTGAAACGCTACTATTTCTTGAGTAGAAGCTGCTTGTGAAAATATATTAGAAAATAAAACATTATCAAAATATCCACTAAAGACTTGTAATGTACCATCAGCTTGTTCTAATAATCTTGTTCCTGTTTCAGGTGACAATTGAAATGCCATGTTTTTAATTTCTTGTTTTCTAGCTGCAGCAGCATCTTCAGCAGATATATCTCCACGAGCTTCTTGCATAGTTATTTGTTCAAGAGCGCTAGTAAGATACTGTCTTTGTTCATTATCAAATTTGTAACCTTGTTCTTGTTCTATAGCATCAATATCTGGTTTATATTTATCCTCAACATTTTTAATTGCTGTATCAAGTATTTCTTTAAATTTATCCATATCTTTAGCAGCTCTAGCAGAAATAAGGTCACTGATTAGTTCTTCTTGACTTGAAAAATATATATTTTCTTTAAGATTATTTATTTCTGATACAACATTAAAAGTACCTTCAGTAGGTACACCTAATACATCGTAACCTCTTAATATTTCAATTATTTGTTCGTCTGTTGTCATTTTATATAATCCAGTACTTCGTAGTCATCTCTGTATAACTTTAACATAACTCCGTTCCATACACCCCAAAACTCAGGATATTCTGCTATAATCTGCTGTGCTTTATTATACATCCAAATTCGCATAGATAAAGCAGTTGGGTCATTAGATGTTAACCACCAAGTAGTAGTACCTGGTACTTTACCTTTACCTGATTCTTCCATAGATATTTGTTCCATTTCTTCCCAGTAAGGTAATATTTCTAAAAAGCCTTTTCCTGCTTCTTGGTCTGCAACAAAATCAATTGTTGTCCATTTGTTACGCATTTCATTAAATATATCAGTAACAGCAGGAGGAGTTAACAAACCGTATTCATCAGCTTGGAAACCAGGTAATGCTTGTTTTAATTCTTCCCTATATGTTCTTTTAATTAGATTTTTTTGTGCATATGGTATATCTAGTTTTTCTAAGTTAGAACTAAATGTTTTATATCTAAAAAATCCTATAGTATCATTTACAGCTCTACGATATTGGTCTGGTGACATTAATGATTTTTCAGCAACAATATCTGTATAATTTTTTTCTTCATTAGGATTGTCCATATTTAAGTAGTAACCAGATAATTTAAGTTGGTCAAAAACTTCTTTGTTTTCTTCTTGAAATTCTTGAACACGTTTACTACTAGGTTTTCTACCTGTTTCTGATTGTGACTTAGGACTTGTAATATATGGATGTTCTATACCATACAAAGTTAAAAACTCAGTATATGCAGCTAGATTATTACCTTCATTTTTTTCTACAATTCTTACGTACTCATCATAAAGCACAGCTGTACCCCATAATGCACCATCATTATCTTTAATAAAATACTCTGGTTTAAATCCAGTAGGACCAAAGAATTGATATGCAAACTGCATAAAAAATAATTTACCTGATTTTATTTTTGCATATTCTAAAAATGCTTCATCAATTTGTTTTTGAGTAATAGATTCTGCGTCCCATTGATTTGGAAATAATGTATTTAAATAAGAATTTAATTTACCTTCATTATACAATCTCATATTTTCACCAGATGCCATACCAAATCTAAATATATCTGCAGTAGCATTAGCTCTTAATTTATGTATTTCACGACTATCTTCTGTTATGTTTTCAAAATCTTCTGGCTTAACTAAAGCTGCAGCAAATTTTTTATAAACAGGTGATACAGCAAATGCATCAGTTATTTTTTCTGGTGGAGGGAAATCTCCAAATATACCTTCAATAACCATATCTGGTGCATTAAATTGAGATAATACTTTATTTGCAGCAAAACCTACTAATGGGTTAGGTCCTGGCACAAAACCTTGTCCTAATAAGTTAACACCTTGTACATAACCTTTTGGAGATATTTTTGTATTACTATCATCACCAAAAATAATATTTGACATCCAACCACCAAATGGCAATACAAACATATCTTTATCTGGTTCATTAGGATTTTGTGTAAAGAAACCATCTTCAGAGCTACTACCAAAATCATCAGCAGCAGTACCACCTCTTAAACCTACATATCCTTTTCTTAATACTGTTGGATTTGCAGCTAACAATTGTCCCCAAGTTTGGAAGACTTCAAACCATACTTCTACGAATGGAAATATATTTAATAACTTATCTGATAATGCATGCTTTTGTGATGTATCATAAAGAAGATTTTTAACCATTGCTAAACCAAAAGCTTTACTTTCTACATTCATTGCATCGTAATCTGTAATACTTCCTTTTTTCCATAGGTTAGATAAACCTTTTAATTCATCAATAACAGACTGTGGAACAGCAGCATCTTGTGCTTCTTTAATAAATTGTTTTTGTAAAGCAGGAGAGTAATTTTTAAATTGACTTGTAATATATTCCCATCGATATTGTTTAAATACTGGTGACCTATTTAAATATCCAATAGGTTTAGTAATTAAATTATCAAATGCAACATTTAACATTTCATCCCAACCACCTTGTAATAAACTACTATTTTCATCAATTAATTTTCTAGTAATTTTTACAGCACCACCGTTAACACCTTCATCATAAAATCTACCTAATTCATCAAGTACTGCTTTCTTTTTAAACATCTTTAATGATTTTTCAGAATTTTCAAAAAAGTCTAATACTTTACCGTCTTTTGTTTTTAATTGACCTTTAGCAATAGCTTCACGAATAGAAGCTTCACCTAAGTTTTTACTTGTTAAGTTATAACGATATGTACCATCTTTTTGTTTAAATAAATCTTTACCTTCTACTACATCACCACCAGATTTAATACGTATACGTGATTCAAGATACTGTAAATGTTGGTCAAGAAAATCTCCATCTTTTAATATTTCTTGCCATTTAGAACCACCATCTTTTACATATTGCATTCTGACATCTCTACCAGCAGGAGAAGCTAACCATTCATTTAATGCTTTAGAGCCATAACCAAATTCAGCAACTTTTTGTGCAAGTTCTTCAGTTCTTAAAAATAATAATTCTGCAAACCATTGTTGAGCATATTCATCTTTTTTTAATTCATCAGGTAACTTAGCTAAGTATTCAGTATTCTTTTTATTTCTACTAGGACCTATTAATTCTGTAGCTTTAAAACTATTTTTACTAGCTTCTATAGCTTCAATAGATGCTAATAAATCAACACCATCATCGCTATATTCTGCTTTACGTATTCTATCTAAAGGTATTTTAGAAATAACTTTACCAACTTTAGAATTAGGGTCGTGTGCAGCTAACCATTGTATATATTTAAATGGATGATTATATATACCTGATAATCCAGATGTAGCAATACGTGCTTGTTCTTCTAAAAATACACGAGTAAAAAATGCAGCTCTTAACAATACAAATGGTTTAAATACATTTCTTGTATAAAAAGATAAAATATTACCAACAAAATCTTCTTCTAATTTTCTAAGAGTAATAATGCCTTCATCATAAGGATTTTTTAAATCTGTACCATCTGCACTTTTTCTTAATTTATATTTACCATAATCAACAACATCTTGTAAATTCTTTTTAAATACATCCATTGGTGCTATATCTTTTTCTAAATCGTTAGTGTAAGATTTCCACATTCTACTCATAGACCTTTGAATAATTTTATGGTTCATTAAAGGAACAACATTGTCATTCATTTCAGTTAACATAGAACCAGTCATCATTGGCATATCAACATATTTACCATCTGGTGTTTTAATACGATACATTTCATAACCACTACCTGTGTTAGGTAATATTTTTTTATCACGCATTAATGCATATATTTTAGATTTTTCCATACCTTCAAATAAACGTTTTTGAGCTGCAGCAACGTATTCCCAGTTACCGCCACGTTTTGCAACAAGTTCTAAATCGTTTTGCACTAACTCTTTTCCAAAATTTCTAACAGCTGATTTATCAGCAAAATCTATATTTAAAAATTGATTAATAATTTTATTAGCATCTTTATCACCGTATGCATTTATTTGTAAATGACTTATAAGTTGTTTATAACCATTAGAAAAACTGTTTAATGGAATACCTTGGCCTGGAATTAAACCTAATAATTTTCTGTAATAAGGATTATAAGTAGAGTTAAAGTTAGAACTAAATCCTAAATATTTTTCAAATTCTAATTTATCTCCTAATCCATATTTGTCTACAACTTTTTGTGCTTGTATTAATTCACCTGCAGAATCTAAGTCATCAAGAACTCCTGCAACTGCACTATCTGTATCAAGAAGTTTTTTAAATTTTCTAGTAGGAGAACCAGGAATTGCTTGTTCAAGCATTGTTCTACCTACACGTGCTTTTTCTCCTAAAAAACTTCCAGCACTACGATACGCAGCTTTTTCATCTCCAACAGCAGACAAAGCTGTACCCATTGCTTTACCAAATACACCTTTAGATTTTTGTAACTCTGTACCTTTTGTAGCTGCTTGTTGTAATAATTTATTAAGTACAAATGAACCTTTAACAGGTAAAGTACCATCTTTAAAGTATGTTGATAGTTTTACGTTAGTAGTCATACCTGTATCTTCAACAACTTGAAAACCAGTGTCTAACATATCTCCCCAAATTTTTCTTTGTTTTTGCCAATCTGCTTCTTCAGCTATAGCCTGTATAGCTTTAGGATGTAATTTTCCTATATAAGGATTAGTTGATAATGCAAATATATCATCAGGAGTTGTTGCTGCAAGAGTTTTAAAAAAGTCTTCCATAATTGGTTGAGATAAAATATCATCTTTAGTAAGTTGAAAAAATCTAGGAACTCTACCAAAAAATGTATGGTCTTTTTTAGTTTCTTTAACAGCTTTTCTAGTTGTTTTTTTAGAATATACTACTTCATCTAAATCTTTTAACTTACCTGTTTTAGGATTTAAATGTTTACTAAAATTACCTGTACCTGTAAATGGGTCTGCTTCATCAGCAACAGTATCAGCAATTTTATTTGCAATACCTCTTGGAGATAAATTAACTTTACCTTCTTTTGTGTATTGCCAATTTTTTGTCCATTCAAAATTAGGAACAGCTTGTCTAATAAAACCACCTTTTTTAAATGTTCCAACATCATGAGTTAACTCAACTGCATCATTAATTCTTCTAAAACCTTTACGTAAATTACTTACTCCTTTAACACCCTTACCTGCAAGCAATTCAGGTACTATTTGATAAGCAGCATCTATAGTTCCAGACATCATATCAAACTGTACAGAACCTGGTTCAAATATTTCACCTGTGTAAACTTTACCTGGTGAATACTCAAGTAAAATATTTTTATCTGCAAACTCTGGTCTATACAATTCTTGTTGTGTATAGTCACTAGAAAACATAAAACGTTGTTTATGTCTACCTGCATAAAAATTAATTTGATTTGGTTTAAATGAAGATGTGTAATTTAACTGACCATTTTCATCAAAGTTTTTAATTGGCGAACCAATTTTGTTATAAATAAATTTACGTGCTTCTTCTGGTGTCATATTGTAATCAGTTATTAAATCGTTGTAATAAAGAGTATCTTCAGCTTTAACAGACTCTAATGTTATTTTTGTACCTCTATCAAAGTTAACTGGTTTACCATTTGCAACTTGTCTAAACATATTCCAAAGAACAGCTTCACCACCCATATCATTAGCTTCTTTCATCATTGCAAGATGTTTTCTCATATCACCTTTAAGGTTTGTATCTTTACCAATATCTTCTACTTCAGTCATAGAAACATCTATTTGTAATTTTGATTGTGCTTCAGCTGGAGAATAACCATCTTGTAATAATTTATCGTATGCACGTAAATCTCTTAAATACGCTTGTGACCTACCAACAACCATTGGTTGTCCTGGTATAAAAGCATTAGCAGCAGAAGCAATAACAGACCATTTACCAGAAGGTCCAAATGTTTGAAACAACGCATCTAATCCAGCAAATGCCCAAACACCGTATTGAACATCTCCTGGTTTAGCTCCGCCTGGTGCAATACCAAATGTAAGTAAATCACCAATTGACATTTTCATATTGTCTTCTAAATTTTCATATTGATATTTTTCCTGAAGCTCTTGCCAAATTTCACCTTCTTTTTTAGCACGATTGTATACTACATCTTCAGCAATTTGTTTAGCACTTTCATGTTCTGCTGTACCACCAGCTAAAACAAAAGGAACTGCAATAGATGCAGGTAATTGAAATTTTTCTGTTACTTCTTCTAAAGTTTTGCTATATAAATCATTAACAGCAAAATTATTATTATATTGACCTATTTGTAAATCATCATGCTTATTAGATAAAGCATCATCTACTTCTTTATTTTCGTCAAATAAATGAAAAGCCATACTACCTGTTCCTGTTATTAATTAGTTCTAACAGGACAGGTGAAGGATTTATTTCGTACATAGCTTGTAACATCATATCTATATTGTCAGTCACTCTAGTACCATTAGAACCTGGACCTACTGGTACACCTTCAGTAATTTGTTCCTGTGGTCTTTCAGTAGGTGCAAATATGTTTGGTGGTGCAACTTCTACCCCTCTTGCAACTGGTAACGCAGCTCCTTGTTGTTGTTGTACAAATGCTTTATTTGCACCATAATCAGCATCAGGAAGTCTTCTAAGTGGTTGTTTACTACTTCCTGGGCCTCCGTCAGTTCTTTGTCCACCTTGAGGTGTAGCAACTGCAGCAGGCTTATTTGGTTGTCTATATCCGCCTCTTCTACTTTTTGCCATAAAAATCCTTTGTAATTAAAATTATTAATCCAGGTTGTGGTTGTATTATCTCTAATACATTTTCAGATAATATATCTAATTCGTCCACAACTCCGTATTCTTGATACACCATATCCCAAAATTCTGCTTCAACAAAATCTTCATTCATCTTACATACCAAAGGCTTGAGCCATTGTTGGTGGTCCTCCACCCATTTGCTGTTGCATCATTTGTTGTTGTATCAAAGCTTCTTGTTCAGGTGTCATCTGTGGTTCTTCAGGTGTATAGAACTGCTTCATAATTTCTGTAATTTGATTTGGCATTTCATAAATAGCAATTGCAGCCATAGTTGCAGCCATATCACCCTGAGCTGACCTAGCTAATATAGAATCAAACAATACTTGTTCTGCTTTATTTTTACGTATACGTTCTTGTACCTTAGCTATATTCTCTAGTCCATCAATATTATCTTGTAAAGTTTCTACGTCTATAACACCTGCTTGTAATAATTGCAATCCAGTTACAATTTTCTGTGGTTCATCAAAACCAGCCATAACACCGTAGATACGTCTAGTAGTAAAGTCACCACCAATATCACCAAGTGGAGAATAGTTTTCAGAGAATGATGCACCATTAAAGAAACCTGCCATAGGTTTTTTATTAATACCTTGTGAGTATGAAAGTACTACATCTAGCTCTAATCTTTTTTCGTCCATTTGTGTAATAGAGTGTTTTATGATTTCTCTATATTCATTAATCATTAATGACATAGTGCTGTTTAATTCTGATAGTCCAGCACCAGTAACAAAACTATTAGGAGATTGGCTATCGTCAGTTACAGGATAACCACCAACCATACGCAATTGTCTTTCAAGCCTATCAACTTGTTGGAACAATTGATATGGAATGTTATTCATTGGTTTAGAAACTTGTGTACCAGGAGCTAGATAATTAACCGCAAATCGACCTTTTCTATATTGTCCGGATTCTATCTCTCCTGATATGTTAGTTTCTGTAAACACAGAATCTTCCATTGCTATTGCTGACATAATATTTATTTTTGCCATCATAGCCATCAAACCTATTACGTGGTCATACTGACCTTTAAGTGCATCAAAAGATACACGCTTCATAAATACAAATGGTGGAGTAGATAAAACGTTAGGTATAAAATCTAAAATCATATTACGTTCTGGGAATACAACGTAAGTACCTCCCATATCGTAATATTCAATAATTCTTACACCAGTGTATGTATTATCTTCCCAAGCTTGTTCTCTAGCATTTTCGTAAGACATAAACTGTGTTGCAGTTTCTGAAGCTGTATCTGTATCATCTTCATCAGTCTTTAAAATTTCATCAGCAAACTCTGGATAGATTTGTGCAAGTTTATATCTAGGTACTCTACGTACAACAGCCATTTCTCTAGGTTGTTGGTCAGGACCAAAGTTACCTGGAAATGTATCATAAGGGTCACGTAGTTCAGCACTAGGATATGCGAAACCATTTTTATCTCGTTTAGTTGTTATTACCCAAGCACAGTAACCATAGCCTGGTAACCATCTTGCAGCTTGTTGTAACTGACTTCCTAGATTTTGTTTATTATCATAGTTAGTAACAATACGTTCTAATTTTTCTGCACGTACTTTACTTCTAGTTGAATCATTAAAGTTTGGTACATCTACTCGTACTTGTGGTATACCAGATATTTTTTGTGCAAGTCGGTCAATACCTGATTGCAACATGTTAGGAGCTGGTAATAAATCAGCATCAGATGTTTCCATTGTATTACCCAACAATGCTTTAATGCCATCTGCACCACCATTAAGAATAGCTTTTATTCTAGCTTTCTGTACTTGACGTTCTTGTACTAATTTGCCAGATGTAAGCTCTGCAGCGTTTCTAACAATTTCTTTATATTCTTTAGTTCCTAAATTTTCTATTCCCATGGTGCGTTATTCATATCCGTTAATTTATAATCTCCATAACTAGGATTGTAGTCCAACCCTATATCTGCCGCATGCTCTTTTTGCATACGCCTAAAAACCTTCATTGGAAACCAACTAGCCATAACTATATCAGTTTTTTCCTTGTTTCGTTTAGAAACAGGTTTACCATCAAAGTATAACAGTTGTTGCCTGTATTGCTGTACTTTTGCATTTGACATACCATCACCGACAGGAAGATGTATACGTTTATCTTCAAATAAATCTGCCATTGCACCTACACCATACAAAGGGTCATGTTTGTTTTTACCTGTTAAATGACCTTGTACAGTGATACCAGTACGTAAAGTAAATTCTTTTATAGCTGCATCTTGACGAATTGCAGTTTGAAATCCGTTTTCTTCTACTATCCAATGTCTACAATCATAATCATGTAACCATTGTGCCATTTGGTCTAACGCAGCCCTGATACCACCACCACGTTTGTTTTCTAAATCTACTAAATATAATTCACCTTTGTACTGGTCTATACCCCACAATACCGATGCTTGGTAGCCACTTGATGCAGGGTCTAGTCCAGCAACTAAATATAAATTTTTGTACATTTGACCCATAACTAAATCAGGTCGCATACATTGGTCAACAACATTCATAGTAAAGATTTGTGTACCTTCTACATATGCCTGGTTAAAATAAACCATTTCGAATGTCTGTCTACCACCTGTAGATTCAGCAGAATGCAACCTAGACATTAACCATTTAAAAGAACGTTTGGTAGGCCATAACATACACTCAACGTGTTCTTGTTCTGAATGTTCTGGTATTTCACAATCAAGTTTGTGTGCAGTTTCTACTATTGATATAAAGTTATCTGATTCAAGCAAGTGGTTATATAAATCATCAGGATGCTGACGTGAACCAATTACAACTACAGCTGTATGTTCCTCTTTACGACTTGATAGTGTTGTAGTCCACCATTGTCTTGTACTTTCTCTAGCACCAGGTTGTTGTGTAGTTTGATGGTCCTCAATGTC